TGCTCAATCAAAGAAGTCTTCTAAAAATAAGAGGTCTAAATGGTATGGTATGGCGCCATCTGAGATTCAAAAAGTTTGGAAAAATGAATCTGAGCGCGCGATGGCTATGGGTACCTTTTATCACGAACAAAGAGAGAACGACTTATATTCATGTGAGAATATTACATTAGAAGGTAGGCAATTACAAGTTGTAAAGCCTATTGAGTTTGATGGCATTAAACATGCACCCGATCAAAATCTTGTTGAGGGTATTTATCCAGAACACTTTGTTTATCTTAAATCTGCTGGCATATGTGGTCAAGCAGATAGAGTTGAGGTTGTTAACTCAAAGGTTAATATTGTTGACTATAAGACTAACAAGGAAATTAAGCGTCAGGGTTTTAAAAACTGGGAAGGTATAACTAAAAAGATGCATAAGCCTTTAGGTCATTTAGATGATTGCAACTTTAATCATTACTCCTTACAACTAAGTATTTACATGTATATTATCTTGAAACATAATCCCCGGTATAAACCAGGTAATATGCAGATTCACCATATTGAGTTTGAACAAAAAGCTGAAGATAAGTATGGTAATCCAATTTATCTTCAAGATGAGCGCGGAGAGTTTATTGTAAAAAAAGTCAATGTAATAGATGTACCTTATTTGAAAAGAGAAGTCATAGATATCATTAAACATTTATCATGATTATTAACGTAAACATACCGCATGTCTATTGGCAGTTTAAGATGTCAAAATTTGGACTAGATTCATTGGTACCTTGTGTAGTTCATGCTTTACAATCTTTTGCGGGTAAAGCATTACACGCGCATGTTCTTACAGACTTTGGTGCCAATTTTAGTACAGTATGTATTGACAGTTTGTATCATAAAGAACCTACTGATATACAAAAACCTTTAGATTACTTACAACTATGGGACTGTTTTTCTGATAATGTTTCATTTATAGTGTATGATTATCTCTCAGAATGTCGAGTAAATGTTAAGTTTAAAGACAAATCGACAATGTGGGGTAACTACTTTGGAACAGTATATTGGTATAATAATGGTTTTACTGATGAACCAACGCAGTTTAAGGAAGGGCATATCATTCTCTTAGATAATGGTCAAATAGCGGTGCAGCCTAATAACAGATTAATGTTTAAAGACATGAGTTTTACAACTAAAGATTTTCCAGATAGTCGTATCATGCCTGTTAAAGAAAGACCTAGTGTAGAAGCTTTTAGTGAACGTTGGCAACTTTCTGATGATGACTTGTTTTACGATATAAATCCAAGTACTAATGGTGAGAATATTTGACATCCAAAATGGTGCTGTAGTGCCTACTGAGCACTGTTACACTATGAAAAGTCTTAAGAAAATTATGGATGAGTATCCTGATAATCATCTTAAGATTTATCAGTATGTGTTTTATATGACATGTATGAATCCTGATCTAAATCCTTTTTTTGATGTTCCTGATATTGATCGTGAGGAGCTAATTCTTCAAGAAATAGATGCTGACTTTTCTACAGAAGATCCTTATATCATTCAAGCATTAGAAATTGTTAAGAAACTATATGAGACACCAACATCGCGCGCTTATAGAGGAATCAAAACAATGCTTGACAGATTAGCGGATTACATGGAAAATACGCCAATTGAGCATGGTAGAGATGGTAATATCAATTCTCTTGTTAATGCTGCAGCTAAGTATCAACAAATTCGTGAAAGCTTTAAAGGTGCTTATAGAGATCTTAAAGATGAACAACAGTCTTCAGTTCGTGGTGGTCAAAGTTTAGCATATGATCAGTAGAAGTGGTGCAAAATACTATGAGCGTATACCTACCTGGCGTAATGGAAACTGGGAATTTACAGAATTTGGTAACCGCGAAGAGTTTAAATCTTTTTTACTAGGTCTGTTTAAAGAACCTGGTAAGTATGGGTTTAATGAAGACACTGCTATCTTTAATGAACAGGCAACTATATTTAATGAACGTAACTATTTTTGTCAAGCGCCTGTTAAAAGCAAAGATTTTGTCAATTACTGGGATGATCAGAAAGTTAAAAACAGAAATGGTATAATTGTTATTTCTGGTGATAAGACCTGGTATATATGCCGCGATTACTACATGTGGCTCAATTTCTTACCTATTTACGATAAGGAAGAAGGCTTGTTTGGTTTTGCAAAAGTTCGCGATGCACAGTATCATATGGCTCTTTATGAGTTATTAGCAGAGCTTCATTACAAACACAGCGCCATTCTTAAGAAACGTCAGATTGCTAGTTCATATTTTCATTCTGCAAAGCTTATAAATCAGGTTTGGTTTGAAGAAGGTGTTACCTTAAAAATGGGTGCTAGTCTTAAAGATTATATCAATGAGAAAGGCACTTGGAAAATGCTTGATGAATATGCTGCTTTCTTAAATGAACATACTGCCTGGTATAGACCATTCAATCCAAGTAAAACATTAATGTGGCAACAGAAGATTGAGGTGCGTAAGGGTAATAGAAAAAGTGAGGTTGGTCTTAAAGGTACTATTCAAGGAATGTCATTTGAGAAAGATCCCACGAATGGTGTAGGTGGTCCATGTAAATATTTCTTTCATGAAGAAGCTGGGATTGCACCAAAGATGAATGATACTTTTGAGTATATAAGACCTGCACTAAAATCAGGCTTTGTCACTAGTGGTATGTTTATAGCAGCAGGATCTGTGGGTGACCTTGATCAATGTGAGCCACTCAAAGAGATGATTCTAAAACCAGAGGTAAATGATATTTACGCTGTAGAATCTAATCTTATTGACAAAGACGGTACCTTTGGAAAATCTGGGTTATTTATACCAGAGCAGTGGTCAATGCCACCCTTTATCGACGACTATGGTAATTCAAAAATTGAAGAAGCTCTTGAAGCATTAGAAGAACAGTTTGCCACATGGAAGAAAGAGTTACCTTCTGATAAGTATCAACTGCGTATATCACAGCATCCTAGAAATATAGAAGAAGCATTTGCTTATAGAAAGGAGTCAAAGTTTCCACAACATCTTGTTAATGCACAGATTAGACGTATTCTAGACAAAGAAGTTTCTGTTGAATATGTGAATTTAGTTCGTGATGAACACGATAAGGTTGTTATTAAAGAAACTCGTAAGCTACCTATTAATGAATTTCCAGTTCCTAAAAATGCGGTTGATAAAGAAGGTGTTGTAGTTATATACGAGCGCCCTGTTAAGGATCCGTCTTTTGGTATGTACTACGCGTCTATTGACCCTGTGGGAGAAGGAAAAACCACAACCTCAGATTCGTTGTGTTCAATATTTGTGTATAAAGCTCCAACAGAAGTTACAAAGGTTGAAGCAGATACTGTAAATAGTTATGTAGAGGGAGATAAAATTGTTGCATCCTGGTGTGGCCGGTTTGATGATATTAAGCAAACTCATGAGCGCCTTGAAAACTTAATTGAACTATATAATGCATGGACACTTGTAGAGAATAATGTCAGTTTGTTTATTCAATACATGATGATGAAGCGTAAGCAAAAGTATTTGGTACCAAAAGATCAGATTCTTTTCCTAAAAGAAATTACTTCTAACAAAGCTGTATATGCAGATTATGGTTGGAAGAATACAGGTACATTATTTAAAAATCATCTTCTATCTTATGCTATTGAGTATCTGCAAGAAAAACTAGATGAGGAAATAGATGAAGATGGTAAAGTTGTACGTACAAAGTTTGGTGTTGAGCGTATACCAGATATAATGCTTTTACGTGAAATGCAGGCTTATCAAGATGGTCTTAACGTGGACAGATTGGTGGCTTTTTCTGCTTTAGTAGCGTTTGCTAAAATTCAACAAACAAACAGGGGATATGCAAAACGCGTGATTAGAGATGACCAGCAATTGGAAAAATCAGATAAATTAAGTAAATTTAATAATAGTCCATTTAGACACATGGGCAAATCTATATTACCAAAAGGTATGAAGAGGAGTCCTTTTAAAAACATTAGATGAGATGCAAATATATAATGCATTACAGCTCAAGAATGGAGCAAAGGCCGATTACAACAGGTTGGGTAGTGTTACTCAACCTTTACAGTTTATACCAGATAAAGAGAAAACTGATGAGTGGGCTGCCTGGAATATTGACTGGTTAGAATGGAATGGTATAAAGCAGCTGCGTCGTAATGCGCGGCGTCTTATGAAAAACTACAAACTAGCAAAAGGTATTATTGATAAGACTGACTATATAGTTGATGAGAATAATGAGATGTCAGATCTTGTTGAAACTCTTACGCAAGAAGACTATAGTGCACTAGAGCTTAAGTTTTATCCAATTATTCCTAATGTAATTAATGTTCTTGTATCTGAATTTGCCAAAAGAAACACTAAAATTTCTTTTAAAGCTATTGATGAATATTCTTATAACGAGCTTCTTGAAGAAAAGAAAGCTATGGTTGAAGAAGTTCTTATTGCAGATGCTCAAAAAAAAATTACACAAAAGATGATGGAGATGGGTATTTCTCCAGAATCTGAAGAAGCTAAACAAGAGTTATCGCCAGAAAAATTAAAAAGTTTACCGGAAATTGAAGATTATTTTAGAACTAACTACAAGTCACAAGCAGAACAGTGGGCAACTCACCTTTTGCAACATGACATGGAGCGTTTTAAAATTGATGAGTTAGAAGAGCGTGGTTTTCGTGATATGTTAATTACAGATAGAGAATTCTGGCATTTTCATATGATGGAAGATGATTATGATGTCGAGCTCTGGAATCCTGTTTTAACTTTTTACCATAAGTCTCCTGATGTACGTTATATCTCTCAAGGTAACTGGGTAGGTAAAACAGACATGTTATCTGTATCAGATGTTATAGATAAATATGGA